TCTGCCATGTTTTCTGAGACTGCTGCCGGCTCCTCTATCGGTTCACCCTCAGCGATGATGGTTACTTCTTCCTCAACAAGGGGGTTAACAGGCTCTAGTGGTGTTCTTGCCATCTAGAATGTTCCCTTAAACTTCGTTCCTCTTTTAGCCGCTCCCGTTCCACGAGATTTTCTCTTGGATTTCTTGGATTTTACAGAGCCTCCTTTTTTCATTTTTAAGCCCATGTTCTTCTTGCGGGCGTATGCCATGCCACCTTCGTTTTTTTTCGTTTCCTCCACACCACTTTTATGTCTATCAAGAATTCCACTAATAGCATCTTTTGCTTTGTTACCAAAATGACCAAAAAAAACACCGGGGCTTAGAGGGTCTTTTCCTTCTGCCGATACTTCTTTTCTGTAATCATTTAATTCTTTAACTCCTAAACCTAGTACACCAAGTTTAGCTACTTTACTTATCCAACCCATCTTATACTCCTATGTTCCTCATTGTTTTTGCGAGCCCTTCCGCCCTGTTCTTGGTTTGTTTCGC